AGTTATCCACTGAGTTATCCACTGCCGAAAGGAGTTATCCACTGAGTTATCCACTGTTTTTCAGAGTTATCCACTGCGGCGGGTAACAGATACCCCCCTATTGTGTAATATGTGCATAACTCTAAGAGACCGATGAGTAATAACAAGACTTTGAGCGCGCCTTAGTTATGTAAAGCTACGGTAGAGGGCGGGTAGTATTCGGAAATAATGCATAATCGCAGGTAGTAAGATATAATAGTACAAGAGAAAGGATACGAAATGGCAAAAAGGAGTTCTAGTAAAGAGGTAGAGGCGGTCCACAAAAAGCTGAGAGAGCTTACCTCTAGCATGTCCGAAGACGAGCACGCGCTAATAGATAGCTTGTTACAAAACGCCGCCTGGCTACAAGTCAAACTGGACAATACTCGCGAGCTTTTAGTAGACCAGGACGTCTTAGTAGAGTACGACAACGGCGGAGGACAAAGCGGAGTAAGAAAGAACCCGGGTTTCGACGGGTATAGACAACTCCTAACGTCCTACACTACAACGATTAAGACGATACGAAACATGCTACCCGAAACCGCCGACGCGGACGTAGCGGCTCTTACTGAGTATATGAATAACACAAAGAAGAAAGGTTTCTAATATGGCTACCTACGTCGCGGGAAGGGCGTTAGAGGAATACTACGGCGCAATAGCGCGCGGGGATACGAGAGCCTCTAAGAAGATTATAGAGGCGGCTAAGTATTGTCTCTGGATATACCACGGCGGAGACAAGCTCTATAGGTTCGACCCGGAGGAGACCGCGCGGCATGTTAACTTTATCCAGACCTTTTGTAGCTTCCCTAAAGGAGAGAGAGGCGGGAAGCCCTTTACAATGGATCCGTTTCAGCTAGCTCTTACCGAATTTATATTCGGAATGGTTGACAAAGACGGCTATAGAATGGTCCACGAGGTCCTCGAGGTTATAGGAAGAAAGAACGGAAAGAGCACCTGGGCCGCCGCGGTTTCTTTCGACTTACTCCTAAACGACGGGGAGCAAACTCCGCTAGTAGTGGACGCCGCCGTAACCGAAGAGCAAGCAATGAAGACGTTTGGCGCCATGTTAGAGATGAGGGCCATGTCTCCGGCGCTTAAGAAAGCCGTAACAAAAAAGACGGGTAATAATCTCTATTGCGGTATCAACCTAGGGAAGGTCCAGGCTCTTACGGGGCGTACTAAGGATAAAGACGGTTTCGACCCATCCTGTGCGATTCTAGACGAGATAGCGGCCTGGGAAAAGCGAGACATGTACGACCTCCTTATCCAATCTTTTGGCTCGCGCCGTAACTGGTTAATGTTAGAGACGACTACGTTCGGGTTCGTACGCGGGAATATATCCGACGCCCAATACGACTACGCGACTGAGTGGCTTAGCGAGCCTAAGGAGAAAAGAGCCCGGAGCTTTCTACCTTTGATATACGAGCTTGACGAACGCGACGAGTGGCTAGAAGAAGAAAACTGGATAAAAGCTAACCCGGGATTAGGGACTATTAAGTCTTACGAGTATATGAGGCAAGTCGTAGCGAAGGCCAAAAAGGACCCGGAGTTTTACCCGTCCATGATGGTAAAGGACTTTAACGTCGTAGAGAACTCAAGCACCGCCTGGCTATCCTACGATGAGCTACACAATCCGGAGACCTACGACCTAAAAGAAATGGGGTTCAGGTACGCCGTAGTAGGTTTCGACGCGTCAGATTCGGTAGACCTTACCGCCGCTTGCGCCTTAATGATGAGGCCCGGAGACGATAAGATATACGCGTATTATCAGGCGTGGATACCCGGAGCGCTCCTAGAGAGGATGCAAAGCAAGGGAGAGAATACAAGAGATAACGCTCCTTATATGTCGTGGATTAATAGGGGCCTTATTAGAGTAGTAGAAGGAAATAATATACCTAGAGACGTACTCTTTGACTTTATGGACGAACTTAAGGGTAAGGGTATATATACGTACGCGATAGGTTACGACGCCTGGGGGATGAGCGAGGTAAAGAAAGATATAGAGACCTACGTAGGTAAGTCTAAGGCCCAAATAATCCGACAAGGTACAATGACACTAAGCGACCCGATGAAGCGCCTAAGAGCGGATTATAGGGATAACCGTATAGTGGACAACGCAAACCCTCTCGCGGAATGGTGTAGGAGTAACGTAATGATAAGCGCCGACACAAACGGGAATATTAAGCCTTACAAAAAGGACGGAAACGAGAAGAATAGGATAGACGTATTCGCGTCGGAACTAGACGCCTACGTAGCTTTAATGAGGGTAGAGGACGAGTATAAAGGAGTAATATAGTTACTTGACTATACTATTCTTAAGTGATATAATGGAGGTTATCTAATGAGAGAAACACTCTATAGGTAATCTAATAGGAAAACAAAAGAGAGGACTTATATGGGATTGTTTGAACGATTGTTTAACAAACCTCCGCAGTCCCCACGTGTACAGGGAGGGTATTCGACTCTAAACAGCCGGAGCCCCTCTTTTGCGAAGTGGGGAGGGAACCCGTACGAGCAGCGTTTAATACGTTCTTGTATTGAGTCGGGGGCGCGACAATGTAGCAAGCTCCAGCCCAACGTAACGGGGAGCGCCGGAGCGAGACTACAAAGGAACCTAAGGGTCCAACCGAATCCGTGGCAGACTACTCCTCAATTTATAGCGAGAGTCTGGCGTATACTCAAGATGGACACGACCGCTTTTATTGCTCCGCTTTACGCCGACGACCTAGAGACCGTAGTAGGGTTCGTCCCTCTACGTCCTAGCTACACCGAAGCCGTGAAGGTAGAAGGTGAACTTTGGTACAGGTTTACCTTTGGAGACGGCCGTAAGGTCTTAGCGGAGGCCTCTACTATTGGAGTTCTTACTGAGATGCAGCTCGAGAGTGATATCTTTGGCGGAGGTAGTAAACCTCTAACACCTACAATGACTCTTATCCAGGCGCAAGACGAGGCGCAACGTTACGCAATAGAGAACGGCGCGCGTATCGACTGGATGGCGCGGGTAAGTGGACAAGTCCGGCCGGAGGACCTAGAAGCTAAGAGACAAAACTTTTCGCTTTCTAACCTTACGGCTAACAACACCTCGGGCCTGATGTTGTACGATAATACGCTCGAGGACCTAAAGCAAGTAGCGCAAGAGAGTTATACAATGTCGAAAGAGGACCAGGACTATATACGTAGAGACGTATACGGATACTTTGGAATTAACGAGTCTATACTCCAAAACGATTACAAAGAGGAAACCTGGAACGCGTATTACGAGGGCCAGATAGAACCGTTCGCGGTACAACTCGGAGCCGTCCTTACCGCAATGGCCTTTACACCTTTGGAGAGGTCCTACGGTAACGAAATAATGTTCTCCGCTAACCGACTCGCTTATGCCTCCAACTCTACTAAGCTAGCCGTAGTAGTAGGACTAAGAGACCGCGGAGGAATGGACACCAACCAGATGATGGACGTATTCCAACTACCACACGTACCCGAAGAGGAGAACTCTAGAGTTATACGCGGAGAGTATATAGACACAAAGAACCTACCTACTCACACTATAGGAAAGACCGCGGACACCGGAGACACCGAAGACGATACCGACGTAATAGACGCCGAAATAGAAGGAGGAACAGATGCCCTTTAAGCCTAACGAACGACGCTACAACGACCACGGTAACGGTTGCTTTACGACTAAATCTAAGAGCGACGGTAGCGGTTTTATTGTAGAGGGCTACGCGACTACGTGGGAGCCTTACCAGGTATACGAGGACCCTAACGGTAACGTATATAGCGAGCTGGTATTAAGAGAGGCCGCCGAAAAAGCGGATATATCCGATACAATCTTCCTAGTAAACCATGAAGGACAAGCCCATGCGCGTATCTCTAACGGCTCCTTAAGCCTGGACATGGACGAACACGGGTTACACGTTACCGCGGACCTTAGCGCGACCGCCGCGGCCCGAGACGTACACGACGCAATAAACGCCGGACTTTTCTCGCAGATGTCGTTCGGTTTTAATTATTCTTTTGATACTGATATTTACGACCCTGATACGCGTACGTTAGTGTATAATGAGGTAAGTAAGATATACGACGTTTCCGCGGTAAACTTTCCCGCTAACAGGGATACGGAGATAAGTGTAGTTAAATCACGCCTTAACGGAGCGATTAGGGCTGAGCTTGCGGAGAGACAAGCACGCTATAAGCGTATAAAGGTACTTGCTATTAAGAGTAAGATATTCATCTAACGAAAGGAAGAAAATGAATTTTAAGGAAATGAGTAACGCCGAAATTAAGGAATATCTTAGCGGAGTTAATAAGTCGCTAAGTTCTACGGATATCACTGATGAGGCACTTGCGAGCGCTGAAAAGGGTATCGAGGAAGCTAACAAAGAGATGGAGGCGCGAGCACTCAAGGCTGAGAAGCAAGCAAGCGCACAAAAGGCCGCCTCTAAAGCGTTCGAAAGCGTGGACCTCAAAGTAGAAACTTTTGCACCTCAGACAACCGAAACAACAAAAGGAGAAGAAATGACTAAAGAGAACTACACCGTAAAGAGCTCGGAATACCGTAGCGCATGGCTTAAGAAAATGGGCGGTAATATGTTCGCTCCTATGTCCGAAGCCGAAAAAGCGGCATTTACTATTGTAACTAGCGATAGTACAAACGGATACGACAACCTTATCCCTACCGACACCGCTAACCGTATTATCGACCTTACAAAGGAAAAGATAGCACTCTTTAACGACCTTACTATCTACGACGCTGTAGCCTCCTACACCGTTCCCGTAGTAACCGCAATCACGGCCGGAGACGCTACCGTAGTAGCTGAGGGAGCCTCTAACGTCGACGGCGAAAAAGAGACCATTACCGAGATTACTATCAATCCTACCGGTTTCGCTAAGGACTCCACAATGTCCGCACGTTTTCAGTTGCAATCTATCGACGCTTTCGAAACCTGGCTTGTAGAGCACATCGTAGAGCGCCTTATCCGCGCTATTAACGTAACCGTTTGGGCTAAGGTAACGGCCGCCGCTACCACAGCTACAAACGTCCAAGACGTAACCGGAGACGTTACCGACGCGCACATCCGAAAGGCTCTAGGTAGTATTAAGGGCTCCGGGGATATTGTTGTCTACGTTAACCGTAAGACTCTTTACAGCCAGCTTGTCGGTATCGAAACAACTAACGGGGACAAGGTCTTTACTGAGTCCGCGATGGTAGACCCTATCGTAAAGGGTGTCGTATACGGCTGCGCGGTAAAGGTAGACGAGGACCTCGCGGACGGCGTTATCGCTTTCGCTATTCCTAGCCAAATCGAAGCGAACATGTTCGAGCAGCCTAACGTAATGAGCGAGCCCGATATAAAGACCCGTAATATTGTTTACGCCGGACATGCTATGTTTGGAGCCGCTATTAAGCGCGCCGACGCGTTCGCAATTATTAACGAAACCCCTAGCGTCTAAGACCTAGGAGTCATAAACTATAATACGCCTAAGGAAAGGAGGTAAAGATGAAGCTGGTAGAAGTTACAAGAGAGTATCACGACAAGAAACTGGACAAGGTACTCCCCGTAGGGTTCTCCTACACCGTGGACGATAAGAGGGCAAAAGAGCTTGTTAGTAAGTTACCCGGGTACTTAGTGGTAAAGAACGCTCCTAAGCCTAAGAAGCCGCCTGTAGCGCCGGAGAAAGGGGAGTAAACAATGTCAACTCCTACAATCTTACCGATGGTAAAAACGGCTTTACACGTTACCTCTAGCTTATTCGACGAGCTAGTAACGCTCCAAATTGACGCCGCTAAAGAGGACCTCTTAAGATGTGGCGTAGAGAGCTCTATCCTAGAAGACGGGTCCGAGACGGCGCTAGTTAAGCAAGCTATTATAGTTTACGCGCAGGGGCACTTTGGACTAGA